TTACCCATCTGTGTGGATAGTAAGACGCCATTGACTCGTCGCCAGTACGTGCATTATCTTCTGCAAGATCGATTGAATTACGTACAAATTTCTTAACGTTAAATCCAGAACGTCTTAAGTTCCATAACAACATACCTTTTGGATATAGTGCTGGATCTGGAGCATCTGGGTCTAAGTAATTACTTGCCGCTAAATCTGCAATAGTACCTGCTGATCCACTGTTAACACCTGAAGTGTTATAACGTGCATCACTAAACAACACACCATTCTCTGTAGTCTGGTCTGTGCTATCTCTTAATACCCATTTCAATGTAGTTCCATTGTATTGGTAAATTACTGGATAGTTTTCTAAGTCTGCTGTACTAACCCAAAGGTCGCCATTTACAAGTGCTGAACCATCTGATTGTGTAGTTGGTTCTGTTGCACTAACAATTGGACCATTTGGTGAACTGTTTGGATATCCTGAAGAACTGTCTTGGTAACCTACCCAAGTAGTTCCGTTGTGTAACATAATATCAACTTCGTCAACAACTGAGTTGTACCATAATTGACCATCAAGTGCTAATGCACTCGGTGCATCATCGCCTGCTGTGTATGATAGTACTTGCCAGTTTGAAGCCATATACTGTTTAGGATTAGTTGAACTGTCTGTTCCTGGTACATAGTATAAGTTTGCTGTACCTGTGTTTGCATCAACATAAGGAGTAAATCCTGCTAATGTTAATCCACCATCTGTATCAACAATTCTAATTTCTCCACCATCGTTGTGTTCAATAACAATTCTGTTTGAAGCGTCTACACTTGCTACAATGTTAGTAAATCCAGCACTGTTAATTTTTCCTGCAATTTCTTCAGCGTCTGCCGCCGCGCCTGTTGCATTTGTACTAACTGTTACTGCCGCACTCATTGTTGCTGAGTTTGTAGTTGACTCACTCATTGTAAATGTGTAAGTACCGCTTGAAACTTGATCTGCGATAATTGCTGATGAAATCTTAGTAGATCCAGTAGCAACTCTTTTAAAGATTTTAAAGTCATACTCAACATCTGCTGATTCAGTAACGTTTGTTTGTGCATAGTAAGTATCAACTGAAAGGTTTACACCTCCGCCTGTTGAATCTAAGTTTTTCAATGCTGTTGCGTTATCTGCATATAATGGAACACTCTTGTTGTCCCATAGTTCAGTAGTTCCATTCCACTCTTTAACAGAAAGTTTAGCACCTAAGTTTGCGTCAGTAGTTTTAAACCAAATACTTCCGCTTGGTCTTGGTGTTGTGTCTGTTGTTTTGTATTCTGGAACACCAGTGTGAGGTGCTATTTCTAATTTAGGTGCATTGTAAGTTGCCGCTGTTAAACCTAATTCAGCCGCTAAACCTGTACCGTCTGCAATTACAAGAGCAACACCAGTTGAGAAAATGTTCAATCTGCTGTTTACTGCACTTGCTGTTACGCCTGCAATACCTGCACCATTAATATCACTAACAACATCTGCTAATGCTGTGCCTGATGCTGTAATTGTGTTACTATTAATAGTTAAAGTTTTACCACCTGTTACAGTTGGATTGCTTGTTGCCGCAACTGCTGTTGGCCAACTTGCCTGCCATGCGTCAGTTCCAACTTTAACCCAAGTACCACTTGTGTTTTTGTAGTACGTTTTGTTAATTGTAGTTGTTGCCACTGTTGCATAGTCACCAATTTTACCAACTGATGCTAAAGGAATACCAGTTGCTTGTCCGCCTACTAATTTAGTTGCGTCTGTAATTACTGTTGGTGTTTTTAATGTAAATGTTTGACCACCTGTTGCTGTAGCAGGATTGCCATTCCATTCAAAAATGCCCATTCTACTAATTTGCGTATCAAACCAGTAAGTTCCATCAGCCGGATCAGCCGCTGGTGCATTCGCAGTTGCTTGAAGTTCGTTCAAGTCAATGTCTGCTCTTACAACAAAAGCTCTGTTGGAAACTCCTAAGTATGAGTAAGCCGCTTGTAGTCCATATTCATTAATCTCTGATCCATGAATTGGATTGTTGTTGTTATCTGTATAAAACAAAGGATCTCCGAAAGTTTCGGATAAATCTCTTTGTGATGTAAGCAAGAACGGAACTCCAGCGTTTGCTTTCGTTGTTCCCCTTGCTGTACCTGTGCCACTTGCGTTCGCTTTATCTTGCGCCGTAGCAACAAAAATCATTGGGGTAGTGCCTGGTTCAGCAGGTGTATAGAAACTTTCATCTATAACGCTGACCTGTACTCCGGGTGATACTAAGTTTGCCATATTTGTTCTCCTGTTGAACTTATTATATGTATTTAGCAACGTAGACGTAAAAGTATGCTAAACACCATGTCAAAAAGGGCATCAAAAGGGTAGGTAAATACTAACATGAGACCTTTATGCAAATGCGGTAAAAGACCTGTTGCTGTTAACTACAGAAAAGGCAACAAGACTTTTTATAGAACCAAGTGTGATGTATGTATTCGCAACAAGGGCAAAGAACTGGGTGAACCTAAGTGGTACCAAGCAGGTTATAGACAAAAAACACATTGTGAGAAGTGTAACTTTAAAGCCACGTTTAGAGAACAAATGAGAGTGTTTCACATAGACGGTGATCTAAACAACAATCGTCCAAGTAATATGAAAACTATCTGTGCTAACTGCCAGATTGCTATGCAGAGAGAAGGTTCCCGCTGGAAACAAGGTGATCTTGAACCTGATTTTTAAGATCTAACAACGTACCGTTATTATCAATAGTGTGTGTAAATTTTGTGTGTGCCCATGCCCATTCAGATGCATGTACATCTTTGGGTTCAACACCAACATCTTGATATATTCTAAACCAAATAGGATCCTGCCCACGTTTTACACGCCAAACTTGTCCACCAACTTCATATAGCATTTTTGCTTCATTTGGAAAACGTACATCTGGAATAACAAAGTGTGTATTAGGATTATCAATAATATGCTTTTTAGTAAGGCTTACCCAGATACCATCATAGAAGCCTTCACGCATACATTCTGTACCAAATTCTTGTAGTACAAGTCTTGGAGTAATTTCTCTACCAGTTTCCTGCGTCCAATATTGATCTACTTGCTCACGCCATGCTCTTGATTTGTCAGTTTTGCCATCAAGCAGTTCTCTATCCCAACTGAACATAGATGCTACTGCGTCTTTAAGTTTGTCAGCAAACGATATTTTTACAAAGTTATGGTTATCTATTAGATTTTGAGCGACTGTGTCTTTACCAGATCCGATTAATCCGCAAATGCCTATTAGCACAAAGAATACTCCTCTATAAGTTTAATTTAAGTTATAGTATAGTATAAATTTATGCTTTTGTCAAGTACTTTTTAACCAATACTGAAACCGTAGCCTTGACCACCTGCAACCTGTAATTTTAGATCTTCTTCAAGTTTGTCCATTTCGGCTTGTGCTTCTGCTTTGAGTGCATCACCATTAAGTGTTGATCCACCCTGTGGTCCTGCGATTGTGGCAAATTTACTTCTTGCTTCTCCAAGCATAAACTTACATTTAGCAAGTGTATAATCTTTGATCCACTGCTTTGCAAGATAGTCTGTAAGTATTTGGAAGTCTGGTCTGTAGTTGTATGCTTGTAATAATACCTGTTCGCCTGTTCTTGGTCTTTGTAGAACAGTTAATTTTTTAGTTGCTGTGTTCCAAGTAAATTCAATAAATGAACCAAACATTCTTCCTACAAGTTCTTGGTAACCAGCGAATAGATTGTATGTTGCTAAACCACCCATGTTAGAACTTGATAACAAGTAAGTGTTTGTGTATGCTAAATTGAATGGCTCAAATAATGTTCCACCATCTCCGCCACCTGTTCTTGATCCAATTGAACGTCTAAACATCTGTCTAACTTCTACTACTTCATCTGGTAGTGTATATTCATTCTGGTCAAGTACCAACTCAAGAAACATATATGACTCTTCAACAGAATTATCACTTCTTTGACGGAATTTGTCAAATGATGCTTTGATTGCTATTTCGTAATGTTCTGGATCAAGTTCAACATCAACCATGCCTCCGCCAAGCATAGCGTTTACATAATCGAATACTTCTTGTTTTGCTGTTGTTATATTGGCCATAATCTTTCGTCTCCATTAGTATTTATGCGTTCGATAAATACAAGTACTATGCCGAGAATAAGTTTATATAAACCCGAGAAGGGCAAAGACTACGATTTCCTTGATAAGACTATTACAGAGATGTTTACAGTCGGGGGAACCGACGTTTTTGTACACAAATACTTAGGTCCTAAGAATCCTGATGAAGCAGATGCTACACCTTCTGCTCCAAGATATGATGCTGTAAAAGAAACTAATATTCAAGACATGCTTTTCATGGAAAACCGTGATAGAAAGTATGATCCAGATATTTACGTTTTGCGTGGGATCTACAATGTACAAGATGTTGACTTTGATATGAGTCAGTTTGGTTTATTCTTAACCAACGACACATTGTTTATGACTATTCCAATCAACTATAGTGTAAAAACACTTGGTAGAAAAATTATGCCAGGTGATGTATTTGAAATGCCACACTTAAAAGATGAACATGCATTAAATGATTACCAAGTAGCACTAAAACGTTTCTATGTAGTTGAAGATGTAAACAGAGCGGCAGAAGGATTTTCACAAAGTTGGTATCCACACTTGTACAGAGTCAAGATGAAGCAAATTGTTGACTCACAAGAGTTCAAGGATATACTTGATTTACCAACAGAAGAAGGTAGTTCACAAACACTACGTGATGTACTTTCTACATACGATAAAGAAATGCAAATTAACGATGCTATTCTTAATCAAGCAGAAGCAGACTCACCAGAATCTGGTTATGATACAACTTCATTATACACATTACAAACAGATGCACAAGGTAAACCAGAACTTGTAACTGCCGACGAAGCAACAATTGACGCAAGTGTTAATGCCGGAAACTTAGATGCAAGTAGAGTAAATCAAACACCAGACAGAGAAGGTTACAGTGGTTACTTACTTGGCGATGGTATTCCACCAAATGGAGAAGCATTTGGACATGGTATAGGTTTCCCAACAAACACAGCAAAAGGTGATTACTTTTTAAGGACTGATCTTATGCCAAATAGATTGTTTAGATTTGACGGACAACGTTGGGTCAAAATGGAAGATAAAGTACGTATGACATTATCTAACAAAGATAATAGAAATACACATAAAACTGGATTCATTAATAATACTAATTCAGGAACCATTGCTGGTGAAACTATTCCAGAAAGACAAAGTTTAAGTAAAGCAATGAAACCAAAGGCGGATAATTAATGAAACACAATGTAGCAGGATTAATTTTTGGAATTTTAGGTGTAATTTTTTTAGCAAAAGATATGGGTATGCATGGGAATAGTTTATTTGGTGTTAGTGAAATGACATGGATGTGGTTTACAATGGCAGTTGTACATTTCTTCCTTAACGATTGTGGGTGTAAAAAATAATGCAACATTTTTATGATGGACAGATAAGAAGATATATTACTCAGATGATTAGACTCATGAGTAATTTTTCTTACAAAGACGGTGACGGTAAACTTACACAAGTTCCGGTAATGTACGGAGATATTACACGTCAGGTTGGTCATATTCTTAGAGATAACAGTGAAAACAAAATTCCAAGTGCGCCACGTATAGGTGTTTACATTACAGGATTAGAATTAGATAGAGATAGACTTGCAGATGCTTCATTTGTTGGTAAAGTACACTTGCGTGAAAGAGATTATGACGAAACAAATAACGAATATTTAAACACACAAGGTAAAAATGTAACAGTAGAGCGTTTAATGCCTACACCTTACAAGTTAACTGTTTCCGCTGACATATGGTCAACTAACACAGAACAAAAATTACAAATTATGGAACAGATATTAATGCTGTTTAATCCAAGTTTAGAAATACAAACAACAGACAACTACATTGACTGGACAAGTTTAAGTGTAGTTGATTTAGAAAGTGTTAATTTTAGTAGTAGGTCAATGCCTACAGGTACTGAAAGCGAGATTGATGTTGGATCGTTAACATTTACTACACCTATATACATTTCACCACCTGTCAAAGTTAAAAAACTTGGTGTTATAACAAACATTATAATGAGTATGTTTAACGAAGACACAGGTAACGTTGACCTTGGTGCTACTATGCCTGAACTTAAACGTTACAATGACGAATTCGGCGAAGGCGTGTTTATGGAAGACAAAGACGGAACTACTACACGTAAAGATACAGCAGGACTTGCCATTACAGCATACAATGATTACGATTTACTTGTGTTAGGTAACACTGCACAACTTATACATAGAGGTGTTGTTGGTAATACTAACTGGAATGGTTTCTTTGAAGCGTTACCAGGTACATTTAGATCAGGTCTAAGTCAACTACAATTAACAAGATTAGATATTAATCAAAGTGTCAACGGTACTGTTGCAGTTAATCCAACAGATGAAACAACATTAATTATTAATTGGGACGAAGATACTATTCCAAGTGATATGGTCCTTACTGGTTCAACAGGCGATAGGAATAAGATAGATTATATTATTGATCCAACTAACTTTAATCCAACTACTATTAAATCAAACGGTGTTAGAGTATTATTATTAGGTTCTATTGGTAGTGCAACAAATACTGATGGTGCTGATGCTTGGAAAAACAATGACGGTACAGACTTTATTGCAAGTGAAAATGATATAGTAGAATGGACTGGTACAAAATGGCAAATACTGTTTGATTCAAGTACAGTATCTGACATCAAATTTGTAACTAACCTAAATACAAGTATCCAATACAAATGGACAGGTACAGAATGGGTCAAATCCATTGAAGGCGAGTACCGGAATGGAGCGTGGCGCATACAATTTTAAATAATTACTTGTATGAGCGACAAAATCAATTGCAGTGGTGCATTATTTTATGCACTAAAAACTAAACGTTTTTTATTCTTACATAGAACTCAAAGCAAACAGAACAATGTTTGGGGTTTGGTAGGTGGCCGTGGTGCTGTTGACGAATCGCCTATTGATGCTTTACATAGAGAAATCAAAGAAGAAATTGGTACTACACCAAAATCAGTAAAAACTATACCTTTAGAAACTTTTGTCAGCACCGACGAAAAGTTCAATTTCCATACATACCTAATAGTTGTTAAAGAAGAATTTATTCCTGATCTAAATGAAGAACATGATGGTTATTCTTGGGCAAGTTTTAGTAAGTATCCAAAGCCTTTGCATCAAGGTTTAAGAAACACACTACAAAACAAAACTAATATTACAAAGTTGCAGACAGTGTTTGAGTTGATTGACATATTAGAGAGTTAACATGATAAAAGTTTACGGCGACATAATGCTGGACAGTTGGATTATTGGGAAAGCCAGTAGAATTAGTCCTGAAGCGCCTGTACCAGTACTAAAAGAAATTGAAAGAAAAAACAGTATAGGTGGTGCGGCTAATCTTGCACTTAATCTTAGCAACATTGTTGACAACGTTTCTTTGTTTGGTGCAGTAGGTATGGACGACGAAGGTTTTGATGTTCTAAAAATACTTGAAACAACAAATAATATAGATTGTAGCATACAATCAGATGCAGAAATTACAACTACTAAAACAAGATTAGTAGGCCAACGTGGACAACACATCATGCGTTGGGATAAAGAGAAAAAATACAAAGGTAAAGCACAAGCAAGATTCCTTGAAAGTGTTAACGAAGAAGATATTGTATGTTTAAGTGATTATAACAAAGGTACCATTGGTACACATTTAGTAGAAAAACTTAATAATAAAAAATGCAAAGTTTTAGTTGATCCTAAACAAGGACCAGAAGTATACAAAGGTGCATTTCTTGTGAAACCAAACATGAAAGAATACAAAACATGGTTTGGAAAATTTAATAGAGAAGTTGCCTTCTTTGCAATCAAAGAACATGGTTGGAAATATCTTGTAGTAACAGACGGTGCTAATGGTATACACGTTTTAAGTGATGAATTACAATATCAACACTACAAAGAACCTGTAAGAGAAGTTGCAGATGTAACTGGTGCT